TCGTCGTTATCGGTAATAATCTGTTTTATTTCCTCGCTTGGTGGATAAGAATGATAATGGAAAGACTTATCTTCATTCAAATACTCTCGCCAATTTTCAAGTAGGAGTTTCATGATCTTAAGTAATCTTTCCAAGTTGAAACAATACTTTCGTTTGTTTGCATCGAAGACGGCTGACGAGCATTAACAAATTGAGCTAACACTCTGTTAAACACCACGTTAAGGTTGTCTTCGTCGTCCATCTCGCCCTCTACAAGCTCTTTGAATAACCCAACCATAATATCGGGTTCATCGGCGTTAATCGAGAATATAGCAGTATATTTAGCTTCTCCAGCGTGTTCCACTGTTGTAGCATTCATTTGTAAGTAGTATTGTGTGTTTTCGGTTTTTCTTGGTTCTTCAAGCAATTGCTTTCTCAGTTCAATTTTAAAGTCGCGAGAATCAAGAATCTTCATAAGCACTTCCATGCCTAATCCTAAATCTTCTGGATCGTAATAGTGAGAGTATCTTGCAGTGGACTCATATGAATCGGAGTAGTCACCATCAGTTTCAACATCCCACTCGTAGGATGACACATCACCATCTTCAATCGCCATGGCTAAATTGATGTAATCCCCGCCTTCCATTTGACCTTCACGTTTGAAGTATGTGGTGAGGATTTCTTCCCACGCATCTCTGCTATCGTCAATTATTGTATCAATTTTATTAAGCGCACCTTGGTATTCTTCAGGCATAACCATATATTGACCACCATAAATATCTGGATGTTCGAAATTAACGTCTATAGACAAGGTTATTTCATCTCGAATACGACGAATTGTGGGAGTAGAGTGTTTTACGGGCACAAATATATCACCATAACCATTATTTCCATTCAGTTCGTCAACAGAACCCCACACAACTTCTTCATCATTGCCCGGTAGTCTTTTCCACTCGTCGACATTCCATCTAGCAACAAATGTAGCGGAAGGTTTGATGTATGCACTGTCGGCGCCATCATCTTGAACTTCGTAGTCAGTGTATGTTTGAGCCATCTTATTGTTGAAATCGTTCATTATTTCTTCGCATTGTCCGTTGTATTGTGCGATAACGTCACCAATTAAGTCTGCGTCAAGGGTATCTTCGGTATCTTTGTTTTGTTTCATATTACCGGTAACACGCTGATCTACCAATATCCTCATTAATAAAGCACGGCCCGCTGCATCCGCGGTGTCCTCATAGGAGCCACCAAAGATCATAAATCTATCTAAATTAATCTTTCCGTCTTCTTTCGGCATATTTTCAATGACTTCTTCTTGATTTAATCTCGCCCAGTCAGTAACTTGATCGGTTAAACCAGGAATGTCAGCACCATAGACTCTTTTCTCTGGCATTCCAACATCTTGTCCGTCATCAAATCGTTTTGGTTCATCTGTGTCATAATATCTGACATGTCGGATGCGTGTGCGAGAAACTGGCTCAATATCGCCGCTAAATGGGCGTTTATCGTCTAAAAATATCTCACCTTCTTGAATTTCTTGTTCTGCACTGTCTATATTACCCGTGTTAGTAGCGCTCAGGAGGTCTTCTGTCTCAACCACGTATGCTACGGCTCCGTGACCCTGAGCCTCGGCTACAGCGCATTTATAGTAGGATTGATAGGCATTTCCACGGCTAGCAGGAGAGTGACAAGAGGTAATCTCGTCAAAATCGCTCATTCTAAGCACATCTATCGGATGTCGAGTGATAATAATAGAAAATTTGTCACTATCAAGCTCATCAATGTTCTGTTTGATGTATGCAGCGTTCTTTTTCCAATATTCTCCGTATTGTGTGGCTAATTCTTCTAAATCATAACCAGCAGGACCAGCCACCCCAGGAGCGGGGATATATAAGAGGATTTGTTGAATTATACGCTTATAATCTTCATTTTTCTGAAATTCGGAGTCATTTTTGGCAATTTCTTTCTTTTGTCTGCTTAAAGTAGCCATTTTGGAAAATAACTTGCCAATTTTCATCTGAAACTTCTTAATTTTCTTTTTATTGGGGTTACCCGCGATTTGTGCGGCTAAATCACTGACATTAGTTACTTCTCTGACCGCAGAAACCATACCTTTCTCCCAATTTACATCATATTCTTGTGTTTCAAAGAATTTTGCGAACTTTCCAAGCTCTGTGGACGGGTCAACTGTCGGAAATGGTATAACAACCCGCATTTTGCCACTGAAAAGGTCGTTTAGGGGTAAATTAGCGGCATCTAAGCCATCTAATACATCCTCAAGTACTCGCATCTCGTCTTCGGTGACTTCTCGGAGTACTTTTTCACTTGAAGAGTATAAGTCTTCATTTCTTTTCTTCTTTTTCTTAGTGTTTTTGACACAATTTGGGTATTTTTTCCCAAACATGGTCTTCATACCTTTCTTTGTGTATCCCTTCCAACACTTTTCTTGTAAAGTGTCGAGAAGATTAGCTGTTTTTAGCAGGATTTCTTCGTCATTTAACATTTTTTTACTCTTTCATTGATTTAGAGCCGCGACATTTCCACTTTTTACGGGATAATGCGTTAGCACATGGGGGATTTTTGCACTTTTTAATCTTTGCTGAGCGCGCACAGTAGGCATCACCCTTCTTGGTGCCGGGTCTAATACGATCTCCACCACCTTTTGCTTTCCCTTTCTGGCCGAATGAACGACATTTGCCGTCTACACGCTTAGCAAAGCGCTTCCCTTTGGATGGCTTACAAGCTTTCTTCTTTTTCTTTTCTCTAACAACGGCTTCCAACTCTTCTCTCACCATTATAGCAAGCTTTTCGCTATTTTTACCATAAGTTTCGCAAGGATCTTTACCACAACCGCAGTTTAATTCTTCTTTTACAGCAACTTTAAGTGTTGGTTCTTCATCATCCATGCCACAACCCCCCTCTTCGAAGGAAGTTTCTTTTAATTCGTCATCATCAGTCTCATCGAGGATTTTTTCGACACGTTCAGCTTGAGAAGCATGCATTTTGGAGGCACCCCTTAACTCATCAGCTATTTTTTTCAATTCTTCTTCATGCTCTTTGGAATGAGATTCTTGTAATATTAACTCGATTTCGTTCTGAACGTCAAGCTCTAGCGATTCTTTCTTAGAATTACCCCAGTTTTTAGCACCGACCTTACGACATTTGACAAGAGCACCAGAAGCATAAGCAGAAGGCCACACTTTATAGCGTGATTTTACCTTGTGATAACAAGCGTCTTTTTTACCAGATGACTTTTTCTTCTTTTTCTTCTTCTTTTTCTTCTCATCAAGGGCTATTTCTTCTTCCATAGTTCTAATCTTCTTTCTTAGGGCCGCTTGAACGTTCTTGTGATATCTTCCTTGTTTGGAAAGCTTTGTAAGTTTTTGTAATATCACTTTCATCGGTCCATTCATCTTACCTTTATTGGTTTGGTACATCTGGACGAATTGGTTCTCAAGTTCATCAGCAGACATGTTTTCAGACATCACCGCCTCTATTTCTTCTTGTATAATCTGTTCTAAATCCATGTATAATTCCTCGTTTTTCTTCTTAGATTTCTTTTTAGCTTTTTTGCCCCATGATTTACCTTTGCCGCGCTCCTTGCAAGCACCGGGTGTGGGTCTACAAGCAGGGTATTTCTTACGTTTCTCTCCTGAACCACGTCCACAAGACTTATAACCACCCTTTCCATCAGGTGAATTGCAATCAACCCACCCTTTTTTCTTGCCTTTAGCACCTTTTCGACCAAACCAGTCTCTCAGTGAGGACTCTTTACTGGATTCTGAGCCTGCTTTCTTGCGTTTTTTCTTTTTTTCTTCGATTGAATCGTATAAATCATTCATTTTGTGACATTTCCAAAGCTATCTCCAATAAATAGATCGGAATTTCACTATTGTCTATGTCTTTTATATCTTCAATGCTAGCCCACATATAATCGTCGTGTTCTATCAAACCGGTAATTGGGTTTGGTTTGTCGATATCTATATTACCATTCCATTTTTTTGTAAGAAAGTAAAATTTACCAGGCTTTGCTTCGCCAAGATAAGAGAGATCACTTACTTCACATGTCAAATTTGTTTCTTCAAGCAACTCTCGAACGGCACCATCTTCGATACTTCCGTCTTCTTCATCAATATGACCGCCAGGGATAGTCCACTGGCCCGCTCTGGTGTCAATTTTAGACCTACGTATAATGAGAAACCGCTGTTTGTCATCAAGACAAACAACGATTCCAACAGTTTTCAACTCTTTTTCAGTTAGAAATGTATTCCAATTACTTTTTATCGACATGCTTTGTAGTTTTCAACAGTTCCGCGACAAAATGCATTTAACGCACTCTTCATATCAACATTCTTAATTGGTGCAACCCATATTAAATTCTCTTGAATTTGAGTTCCGTAGACATATTGAACGTCTACACCGTAAAGAATACCAAGTAGTTGGCCTTTCTTATTGTAAACACCTGAGCCAGAGCACCCAAACCAACCATATGTGTTGACTATTAATTGAGTTCCTGAGCCAGTTACCTCCTCATAACCTACAATTCTACCATCAAACGACATAAGCTTATGCCAAGAAGGGTGTCCTGAATAAATGATGTCGGTACCAATGTCATAATTACTGACTGGATCCCAGGACATTGGCTTAATATAGTTAAATTCACTGAGTACAACTAAAATTGCAATATCATGTTCTTGACTTTGATAGATTAGTGTACCGGTTCTTTGTTCCACATCCTTGGATATTAAATATTCCGAACCAAGAGCACCATCTGCCACATGCCTAGCTGTAAATACCAGTGTTAGATCCTTGTAAGAAACCACGGTGCCACTACCGTGACCGCCGCTTGTTACGACCTTTACGGCAGCATTGCGAACTTTTCGCTCAGCCGAAGAAAGGCTTTTACTTACTTTCTCAATTGGTTTTTGAGGAGTGAAGACACTGCTTGTTTGGGTCTGTTTCTCTGTATCTGCATATGCATCAATGTTAGTAAACCCTACAACCAACATTATAGCTAAGCTTTTAATTAAATTTTTCATTTGTTTGTTCCTTTAAATACCTGTTTCGCCCGTATCGGTATCAATATATCTATAACCGATCTCTACTAATTGACCTGCACTGGGTAAAATAGTGAAATATACTGTATTGTCAGATTCTTGGTAATACCAGTCATGATTCAAGGAGCCATCAATAAACACCCTGATTGAATCAGTCTCGGCTTTATGTGTCAAAGTGAGGTTCTCATATGGGTCAATCGCTTGTGTAGCGTCAGTTACCCCTGGAGTCCAGTCTTCATCACATATATCGACTATAACACCACCCATAACACCAGTAGCGTCCATGAATCGATGTCCGATGTTAATCAAACCAGATGGAACATCACATAAACTAAGTTCTTGTTCTACATTGACAATACTAGCCATGAATACCGAACCCATTCTGAGAGAACCATACCAACTTAAAAAGTCTGATACAGCAGGATATTCTAAATCACTCTGCTCTTCCTCATCTGAAACAAATACAACCAGCAGCCCTGCATCAGCGCGCATCCATG